GATGGTCATACTGGTCTTATCAACAAGGTGGATCAACTCATTGAGAACCAGAACATTATTAAGGTAGACGTAGAAGTGATGAAGGCTAAGTATGACGCAAGCATCTGATTTTGTAGCAAAGGCACGCAGCCAAGAGGGTGTCAAGGAAAGCCCAGCCAACAGCAACAAGACTATCTATGGCAAGTTCACAGGCCATGATGGGCAGCCTTGGTGTGGCTCATTTGTCATGTGGTGTGCGGCACAGATCGGCTTTAAGGCTATGCCTAATTGCGTCTATACGCCCGCTGGAGTCACTGTCTTCCAAGGGCAGGGTAAATGGTCCAACCATGAGACAGCCAAGCCTCAGCCTGGCGATATAGTCTTCTTCTCCTTTGACGGCAAGGGTACCGAGCATGTGGGTATTGTAGTTAAAGACAACGGAGATGGCACGGTAGTAACTGTAGAAGGCAACACCAGCCCAGATACCAAGCCTACTGGCAGTCAAGCAAATGGCGGAGAAGTTTGCATGAAGACACGTGCCTATCAATCCTCAAACAAACGTCATTTGCCAGTATTTGTTGTAGGCTTTGGTAGTCCAAAGTGGACATCCTAAGGAGATAAGCAATGGCTCAAAATAAATATCTACTCAACGTACCACCAAAAGTATGGACAGTACTTGCGGCATGGTTTCACGTACTCATTGGCGGTATTCTTACTGAATACATCGTCCACCACACAACATCACTTAAAGCACTTCTTGGTGCTGGAGTTGCTGCTGTAGTTCCACTCATCTATCGCTATGTAAATCCAAGCGATACCTTCCCAGCGCCTAATAAAGCGTTGGTTGCTGCAGATGCTGCAGTACAAGCATAACTAAAACTTAATAGCAAGACAAAGCCCCTTCGGATAAAACCGAGGGGGCTTTTTTTGTTTTTGTTTTTCTCTTAAGGCGCTATCCAAAGCGCCGCGCCTTTCCCATTAGAGTGCGGAGCACTCCCCAATTGCATTCGCTTCGCTCATATTATAGTCCCACCCATTAGCGTATTGTCAAATCCTCAACCCAGTTGCTTCCTTCGGCGTGTCGCGCTGTGCTTACACGCCTTAACCATCTGCTAACATTAAGCCATGACAACAGAAACAACAATCGCGCATAGAAGTTTTTCATCGTTCTCTTCATGGATTCGCTGTGGTAAAGCATGGCAACTAGAGAGAGAATTACAAGCACCTTCAGAACCTGCATGGTGGTTCGTGGGAGGTTCTGCATTTCATTCAGCAGCAGAAAAATATCTACTGGCTGAATTCGCAAAGACTCAAAACAAAACAGCAACCTCTGATGTTCCATTCTAATGGCAGAAGAGATTGCTAACATTAAACCCACCAGCGGTCAAGAAGCAGACTATCGTAGCCTTGGTCCAATACGTATCTGTCCGTGTGGTAGTGACTTGTGGGACGTCAAGTGTAAGTTCGACGATGACGGGGAGTTGGGTATCTACTTCCTCGACATGCGATGTGCATTATGCAGTAGCATCGCCGTCGCTCCAATACCAAAGTTAGGAGATTAAATTATGGGACGCAAGCACGCAAAGATAGTTAGTCGTGATGCTTTTATGAAGTCATTTGTTGAAGCGGAAGTAGTAATGCGCCGTAACTTAGCGGCTAGTATTCAGGCTGAAGTTGACAAAACAACCGATGAAGGTGTAAAGTCGGGACTTCTAAAAGCGAAAGAGATAGTGTTTGGGAAAGTGGAAGAATAATGACATGGGATTTAATGTGGGATGAATCATTCCTAGAACAGATAGCAGAAGTCTCAGCCAAGAACAATACCAATCCAGTTGACTGGAGAGTTGGTGGACGTTCTACTAAAGCAAATCCAGATAAAGAAAACAAAGCGTGGTGGGATGAGAACGGCAAGCGCATGTTTTTTGATTTCATTAATGCTTGGCAAGAATCTGGTTTTGAAGTTTGGGTATCACCAGAAGGTGTACCTGGAATTGAAATAGGATTTAATAATAATTTTGGTGCAGTACCAGTCAAAGCATTTGCAGATGCAGTAGTGATGGCAGGTAATGAAGTTGCAGTTGTGGACTTTAAGACTGGCTCATACATTCCTGATTCATCTTTGCAACTGGGTGTCTACGCCTCATTGATGGAGATGCAGTTTGGTTTCCGTCCAACCAAGGGCTACTACTATGATGCACGTAAGGCACAGTTCATTGAGGCATCAGGGTTAGAGCGTTGGACTATTCCAGTATTGACAGAATTATTTACCAAGTTTGATATTGGTATCCGCAATGAAATCTTTTTACCTAACATCGGAATGTCTTGCTCCACTTGTGGGGTAAAGGAATACTGCTACGCAGTAGGCGGACAACTAGCACAAGTGTATGACCCATTAGCAGGTTTAAGCAATGGGTAACAATAGATGGGATACACAAAGCAAGGAAGTATTAGAAGCAGCATTGGAAATCGTTGCTGATATTACAAAGAATAAAGAATTATCAGCATTAAAGTATGAAAACAAGAATCTTAAGTTTGAAGTAGAATTTTTAAGAAACCATATAATCAAGTCAAATACAACAGAAAAGGAAAACACATGAGCGCATCACCTAGCACCAAACTACAGGTCAACTTTAAGTTGGCTGACGGTACTCTAATCAATATCTATGCAGATAACATTAAGGAACTTGAAACTTCTCTTATGGACGTCGGTATGGTTTCAACACTTATCAAAGCAACATCAAATGATTTAGGTGGCGGAGCGCCTGCACCAACTGCTGCTTCAATTGCAGCGCAGTTCAATGCACCAGCAGCACAATCATCTAGCGTTATTGAAGAAGGACATTGTAAGCATGGCAAACTGGTATACCGTGAGTCAAAGCCAGGTGCTCCTAAGTCTTGGAAAGGTTGGTTCTGCCCATCACCACAGGGCACACCAGACCAGTGCGCTCCTAAGTTCTTGCGATAGAACTTAGATGCTGTCACTCACCCAAGCGGCAGCGAAAAGCACTAATGAATTCCAGATATTGCCAGAACTATTTCCTCCGCTAACTGCGGAGGGAATTAAGTTCCGCAGAGGACAGATGACAATGATTGCAGGCCAGCCTAACGCTGGTAAATCATTGATTGCTCTTTGGATGGCGGTGAAAATGGAAGTGCCTACGCTCTACATATCCGCAGATACAGATGCATATACAACATCACTTCGTGCTGCGGCAATGATTACTGGACATCAAGTTTCATCGGTAGAAGAAGCCTTTACCACTGGCGAAGGTAAAGAATTTTACACAGAGGAACTGACAAGTATTAAACATTTACAGTTTGACTTTGCTCCTAGTCCAACTTTAGATGAAATTGATTTAGCAATCCGCGCATACGCTGAAGCCTATGGACAGTATCCTCACATGATTATTGTTGATAACGCTATGAACGTAGTGTCTATGCACAATGATGAATGGTCTGGCCTTCGTGAGATTGCCAAAGCCATGCACCACATAGCACGTGAGACAGATGCAGCAGTTATTCTTCTCCACCATACATCCGAGAATGAAGGTTCGGCAGATATGCCGCCTAGTCGCAAGGCTATTCAAGGAAAGATTTCCCAGTTACCTGAAATGATTCTAACCGTTGCACTTCTTCCTTACACTGGTGAGTTTAGAGTGGCAGCAGTCAAGAATCGTTTTGCAAAACACTCGGCTTCGGGTAGTCAATACGTAACTTTATGGTCTGACGCTAGTAGAATGTCTATCTATTCCAATAAAGCAATACTAGAGATGGAAAAGAAGTGGGGAAATCAGCAGTGAGTGCTAAAAATAAAGCCAAGGGTGCACTGTTTGAAACTGGCATACTGAAGTACCTACGTTCTCGTGGTGTATCAGCAGAAAGATTACGGTTGGCAGGCAAAGATGATGAGGGTGACATCGTTGCTATCGTTGCAGGCCAACCGTATGTTTTTGAGTTGAAGGCTACAATCAAAATGGACTTGCCACAGTTCTGGCGAGAGGCTTGCATTGAGGCTGAAAACTATGCAAAGGCTAGAGACTTAAAAGCAACACCACCTGCCTATGTCATAGTCAAACGTCGTATGGCAGGGTTAGAACAGTCATGGGTTATTCAAGATTTAGACCAATGGTTAAGAGTGCAAGGTGATATCTAAGCCAGACCTAGCGGCAGTGTTAGAACATTATGGAGTCAATGTTATAGACAGGCATGGTTGGACACCATGCAAGTGCATTATCCATGACGATGGACATGCAAGTGCAGCATACAACTTGGATAACCAAGCCTACAACTGCTTAGTATGTCAAGTACTTGGAGATGTATACACATTAGTGCAAGCAAAAGAAGGATTGGAATTCAAAGATGCTAAACGAAAAGCAGAGGCTATCGCTCACGGACGCAGCACAAAGATACTCCAGCAATCTAACACCACAGGCTCTCTCTTACCTAGCGGGACGAGGAATAACTCAGGAAGTCGCAAGTACATTCCTTCTTGGAAGCGTCGTTGACCCAATAGCAGGACATGAACTTGCAGGTGGGATGTTATCAATACCGTATCGCACACCAGCAGGAATTGTTGGTCTAAAGTTTAGGAGATTAGATGATGGCACACCTAAGTACCTTTGGCCTACAGGTCAAAAGGTTGGGCTATTTAATGTTGTTGACTTGCACATCAATAGCGATACGATTGCCATTTGCGAAGGCGAGATTGACACAATTATATTATCGGGAATCGTTGGCATACCTGCAGTTGGAGTGGCGGGAGTTAGCCAATGGAAACCCTGGTTCCCAAAACTTTTCGAATCATACAATCGCATTCTCGTCTTTGCAGACAATGACGTTAAAGAAGACGGACGCAATCCTGGCCAAGAGTTGGCTAAACGTATTAAAGAAGATTTAGATAAAGCAGAAGTTGTACATCTGGATGCAAATTTAGATGTCAACGACACGTTTCTACATTACGGCGCTGACTGGTTTCATGGTAGACTAGCGGCATGACTACAGTTGCTGTGATACAAGGGCCTACTTGGGTTGTCATCGCCGCTGATTCGCAGTCCTCTGATGAGGATGGTTCATCAATAATGATTCCAGATGGTAAAGTATTTAAGAACGGCGGAGTAGTCTTTGCTGCTGCTGGTGCAGTGCGTGGTATCAATATCCTTCAGCATGACTTTACTGTTCCAGACCCATCAAAGATACGTGATACTGATAAGTATATTACCCGTCAATTAATCCCAGCCATACGCAGAACTTTTATTGAGGCAGGCTATGAGTTTCCCAAGCCAGAGGCTTCGGTAATGAATGATAATGTGTGGGTTATTGTGGTACATGCTAAGGCTTATCTTATGGCAGAGGACTATTCATGGGAGCGTAGCGTGGATGGCTTATATGCTGCAGGTAGTGGGGCTAACTTTGCATTAGGTGCAATGGAGGCGCTAGGTGGTAGCAACTGCGATGACTTGGTTAAGGCTAAGAAGATTGCAACCAAGGCTATTCAGATTGCCATTAGACGTGATGCTTTTACTGGTGGAAAGATAACTGTAAACGTGGTATCCAGTGGCTGACCTATCCGATTTTGATTTAGACTTTGCTTACGGCCATGAAGGTGAGCAGTTGGTTAGAGAGATTCTTACTGGTGGGTTGACAGTAGAAGTTAAAAGAGACAGGCGCTGGATACAGACAGGCAACATCTACATTGAGACAGCATTCTATTCTCGCTCAACCTACAATTGGATTGAGTCAGGGTTGATGAAGACTAAGGCAGATAGGTGGGCCTTTGTCCTAGAAAGTTTAGTTATTATTGCAACGACAGATGACTTAAAGACAGCCATTAATAAGTATGGCAGACCCATCTCTAATGAGAAAGAACCTAATCCAAGTAAAGGTTTTCTCATTACCATTGATGACTTGATGGCAGTACAGCGTGCCAGATAAGTACCCAACTTTTATGTGGGGTCCAAAGGATGGGGCACGTGTGCCCGAAATGTTGTGGATACTAGATGAAATAGAACTACAAGAAACATCAGTTACTGGTATAATTATCCACAAGTACATCATAAATTATGAAGACAAGTCCTACTACTACGCGGGTTCATTTGACCCTAAAGGAGAATGATGATGAATGACGGAAGATATGGAGATAGCGTTGCTGCTTTTACGAAAAATGGGATTGATTATCAAGTCAATCAACGAGTCCGAGAACCTTATTACCGTCCAAATTCCGCCTTTGCATCCGACGTCTGGGAAGTAATGGACCGTGCAGGTAACTTACTTGTTACCAAACACAATGACTACGGCCCAAAGAATATCTCTGACTCACCAGGTGGTCCACTCAATGGACTACGTGTGCGTATGCATGACAAGATAGCACGCATTAATAATCTTATTGATAGTGGCAAGACACCAGAGCATGAGTCATTGCGTGATTCATTTATAGACTTACTTAACTACAGTGCTATTGCACTCATGGTTATAGATGGCACGTGGCCTAAAGAATGATGCTTGATTTTATTAAAAAAATTTTTCACTTAAAATCATTTGATTATGAGTGTTGCAAAAGTTGTTTATTTAACAGCGATTGTTTATGTTGTACTGGTTGTTCTAATCTTATTCCAGATAGCGAATGGGTGGAAGTTAAATGAAACACATCGTTGTCGTCTCAGACATTCAATCTCCATACCATAGCGAAGGTGCAGTCAATGCACTTGCTCGATTCATTAAGGCGTACAAGCCAGACAATGTTGTATCAGTTGGTGATGAGATTGACCTACCTCAAATCTCCCGTTGGGAAGAAGGCAAGGAAGGTGAATGGCAAAAAGATTTAGGACGACACCGTGACATTACAGTAAAGGTGCTTGAGAAGTTACAGATTAAACACATCTCTCGTTCCAATCATAGCGATAGATTATACAATAAAATTATTACAAAGGCTCCAGGTTTTCTTGGCTTACCAGAATTAAAGATTGAAAAGTTTTTGAAGTTAGATGAACTTGGTATTAAGTATCACTATGAACCATACGAGTTGGCACCCAATTGGATTCTAGTACACGGAGATGAAGGTAATGTCCAGCCTACTGCTGGTGCAACTGCGCTTGGTTTAGCCAAGCGTTCAGGTGTATCAGTTGTATGTGGACACACACACCGCATGGGTCTTACACATTTTACTCAGTCATGGGCTGGGCGTAGCAAGACAGTGTGGGGTATGGAAGTTGGACATCTCATGGATGTCAAACATGCACGCTATATTAAGGCTGGTTTGTTTACTTGGAATCAGGGCTTTGGTATTTTGCGAGTGGATGGACAAAATGTTTATCCTCAGTTAGTACCTATTGTCAACAACTCATTTGTGGTAGATAATAAAGTCTGGCGTTGGTAATGACTTGGTTCGAGGACTCACAAGAAATTGCTGTTACCGTTGCGCGTAAAGTGCACCGCAGATATCATACTTATTTTGATGTATCTGATGTAACGCAAGAACTAACTGTGTGGATTCTCAAGCGAAATGATAAAATTCAAGAGTGGCTAGACCACCCATTGGATTCTGATGAGTATAAGTTTGGTGTACGTAAATTAGGTAAGACTCTTACTCGTCATGCTGATAAGTATTGTCGTCGTATGAAAGCACAGAAGTGTGGCTATGAACTACGAGATGAGCAGTTCTATTCAGCAGTTACATTGGCAGAGTTGCTCCCATTTGTATGGGTTGATACAGTTGCAACCAGTGATAGCACTAAGCCTAAGGTATCAGGTGGCGGTAACCCAGCAGAAGGTGGCAACTATGTTATTCAACTCTTTGATATACGCAGGGCTATGCTTCACATGTCAGAAGGTGACAGGGATGTGCTTCGCAAAAAGTTCTTTGACCAACTATCCTATAAGGAATTGGCAGAAGAGTTAGCGGTATCAGATACAACTGCACATCGTAAAGTTGATGGTGCCATTAGGCGTTTGACTAACGCATTAGGTGGGCCTAATCCTTGGGCAGGTAATGAGGATTGAGAGAGCCAATCCATCACGCTGATTGCTATACTGAGGTAGTCAGAGTAGAAGGAAAGTCTTATCACGAATTAGTTTGGAACTGTGTTGAAGGGTGTAAGGTTAATGGCAACTTATGATTATGCATGTGCATTGTGTGGTGCACAATTATCTTTAGAGCGTAGCATCCACGCCGAGGCAGATAATCCACTGTGTTGCAACCAGATAATGGGACGCAACTACACATCACCAGCAATTAAGTTTAACGCACCAGGATTTTATAGCACCAGCAATTAGGTTTGTGTTACTTGGGGAAGACACAAATAAAAGAGGACCAGTTCGGGGTTAACCTGGCTGGTCCTCTTTAATGTTGTCTACAACCAGTGGAAGGGCTGGGAGCCAACTGCTAGTTAGGATAGGAACTAACTAGACATCTAAATTAATTGTAGCAGGGTTTCGCAAAAGCGCAATTGCTGCTTTAGAGTTTGGGTCTGGTGCGTGCAATCTTTTTTGATAATCTTTTAATAATCTATCGCGTGTTGGGTATGGTCCAACTGCTTGCCATAACTCTAGGTCTGGATGGTATGCAATAGCCACGTACTGCTGACGTTGTGCTTGGCATTGCTCTACCAATTCCCATACTGCTTTGGCTAACCACTCCACATCGGGAGCCTCTGCATCAAGCAGGGCAATTAACTTCTTAAGTTCGGTTGGCTTGGCGCTCAACTTAACTTCTCCTGTATAGCCTTTAGATTCTCTCGCGTTGAGAGCCAGCCGTACACTTCTTGATTATCCAAGTACTGCGGTATGCCTAAGTTGCGTAAGGTGCGAGAGAAGATTACATACTCATAGTCTTGAGTATCATCAAGGTATCGCACATGTTCAAAGACATCTTTGCGTACAAGATAGGTGCAGTGCACTACGTCGCAGACAATCAAACCTTTAATCTCTTGCTTAAGTATTTGGTAGTAGCGCACATCTTCAAAGTAATATCCAAATTGAGTAGTGACTATATGATAATTTGAATAAGCAGTTTGTTCTACATCTGCACTGTAAAGCATAGGTGCAATCACTGGCAAGTTGTGGCCTACCATACGCCGTAACGTGTGTGGCTTTACAAAGTTGTCCACATCTACAACCCAATAAAAGTCTGCATCTGCTTGCCATGCAAGGTTGATACTGTCTTCTCGTATCTGTCCCAGTGCCTTGAATCTTGTCGGATTCCATTCATGTACTAAGAAGTCTTGCACGTTTGCATCTATGTCACGATAATCCTCTGTCACATGGCGATACCACTTGCCATTTTCTGCTACCCAATCACGCAGTATTTGTTCAGTATCATCGGTATTATTATTGCTTCGCACATATAAAATGATTCTATCTTTAGGGTAATCCCATTGAGATAGAGATTGCAGCCATGCAGGTAACATCTTAGCCTTCTGCTTGGCTAAGATAGCCACGAATACAATAGGTTCTTTCATTACTGACCCTTCACTATCTCCAATAGGGTAGAGATAAGACAATCGCAGGCATCTTCAGGGCTATTAGTTGAGGCGCACCAACCAGGGTGCTCATCTTTGTATGTCTTATTACTGGCAACCAATAGTTGTTTGTATATCACTTGGCGTTGGTCTGCCAATAGAATCTCAATAGTTTTTTCCATTAGTGTGCCCTTGAGATGTGGCCTAGAATAAAGGCTAGAATAATTGCAGTAATCATCAAGATACTGATAAGGTTATCCTTCTTCATTTTTGTAGCCATAAGTATAGATATAATGCAAGTCCTGTAAATATACAAAAGTATGCAACGAACATTTTAATACCAACCCTTCACTAACTCTGAGCGTAGCGCCCAGCACGCACGATTAGAATAACGAGTCTTAATATAGCGCAGACCCCAGCGAATTTGAGTATATGGGTTAGTTAAATAATCGTGCCCCGATACTCTCATCTTACTGGCGGGTAATGCTTGGGCTATGCCGTATGCCCCGCCCTTGTTGTGTGCTTTGTAGTTCCAATGGCTTTCCATTGTCCATAAAGTAAGCAGACATGAGAATTGAATCTCATCTCTGATGTAGTGCTTTTTTGTCCATTTTTGTAGGGTTTGCACGGTTATAGGTGCTCCCTTAACGGGTACGTGGTGCACTTTAGAAGCCTTGTCAGGCTCATACAGGGCAGTTGCCCCGCTTGCTAGTATAATTGCTATAGAAAGTGTGGCTATGCCGTTTTGCGTAATCCTTTTGATGACTTGGCTCCTATCTCTGGGGTGGGAATCCCTGCCTTAGTTGCGATGCTTCTAATGCGTTGCAGAAATTCTTTGCTCGTTTCCATTTTGCCAAATGATGTTACTGCTTGGCGTTCATAGGCTAAAGTCCCGCCATATATCCCGTAGTTTGTCGTGCTCATATCTGCTAAAGCATACTCTAAGCAGGCTTGCCTTACTGGGCAGACCATACATAGGCGCAGTGCTTCAACGGCGTTTAATATGGACAAGCGCGAGCCTTCAGGGTCACGCAAGAGGGCTTCAGGGTGCCATGCTTCAGGATTGTAGGCTTTATCAGCGCAGATAGGTTTATCGTTGGGCTTTAGCATGTCGCTCTATCCTCTCCATGAGTATGTCTAGGCTTAAGCCGATGAGAGTTGCGACAAGTGCTAAGAAAATAATCACTCGCCGTCCTCCATGCTCAACTCTTGGATAACTGCGCGATGTAATACGCGCCCCGCCCCGAAGTCCTTATCTCTGACCATATCTTGCAAGGCTTGGTCATAACCTGCCTGCCATGCAAGGCGAATCGCTTCGTGCAGTGCGTCGGTAGTTTTTTGCGCTATCTTTTCAGCGTTGCTCAATGCCATGCTCTTGCCCTTCTATTGTTGGATATAGCCAGGAAAAATCCACGCCATGAGTTAATCTATCCACTTGCCGATTAGCCTCGATAAATCTCTCAAGGTTGGCAAGTGCCTCACTCTGTGTGTTTTTGTCCTCGACTTGTATGTCAAATAAATCCTTGCACAGTTTAGCCTTGGCCTTCCAATAGGCAAGGCGCCCCGCAGTGCTTGTTTCTTCGTTCATTTAGTAACTCCCGTCCTTGTTTGATATCCAGCCACATTTTTGGCATTTGACTTTATTCTCTGGCGTTTGACTATCGCCAGACATAACCGAACCACACACAAAACACCTTCCAAAACTCATGCTTAGTCCTCGCAATCTGGGAAGCGTGTATCGCAGCCAGGGCATACCATGACATAACAGCCGTCATGTTCTGGCTTGTCGCAGTCCTCCCATATCATCTCATCTGGCTCTACGCACTCTTTAACTTTACTCATTAGGCTATCCTTTCCCATGCGCTGTTTAATGTTGCTCCTTGCCATGTCCCACAGCCTTCGCACACCATATCGGCTAGGGCAGTGCTTAGCACCAAGTAACCCTGTTGCTTGCATTTTTTGCAAGTAGTTAAATTGCTCATAGTTGCACCGCCTTCACGTCTACGGGGTCTAGGTTGGTATCGTATGAAGTGCCACAGGTCGGGCAGTTGATAACGGCCATAAGGCTTGAGCCGTAGGGTTCAAAGTTGATAGATACTGCACTCTTGCAGTCCTCGCATGTAGGGTTCAGGCTCATTAATAGTTTACCTGGACTAATGTTTCAAGGATAGAAGCGTCACCGATGAAGTGCTCCCACTGCTTTGATAGTCGTTCGACTGCCTGCCATGTGTCTAATGTGTTATCGTCCCAGCCGAACTCACTGGCAAAGCCTTGCACGTTTTCGCATGACTTCCAAGTGCTCCAATCTGAAGTTAAAGAGTAGACGACATCGGCTGCGGTAGTTTTCTGGATTGCTTTACCCGTAAAGTATGGAACGGCCATTGAATAACCGTTGAACGATACGACGGCCAGCCATGAGTTAGCGCAGTTTTTTTCCCACTTGGTTGCGTCGTGTGGCACTTTTGCCTTCTTGAGTTGTAATTTAATGCCGAACTCCTCGCATAATTGAGGCAGTGTTTTTTCTTTTGTTGCAGTAGTCATTATGCGCCCGCCTTCTCGAACCGTAGGGCTAATCCCTTAAGGCGCTTAAACTCTGACGGTACTACGGTAATTTTCATGCTTTCGCCGTCGTCATAGCCACGAATAGCGCCGTGCCCTTCGTAGCCTTCCTCTATCCAGCCGAGCGGTTGCCCCGCTGATGTTGTGCGAATCCAGCCACGGCGCGGGTTGCCGTTTGTGTCGTTTGTTGTTCCAATATAAATAAGCATTTTGTACCCCTTCCAAGGTAGTTAGTCCTCCCTAAGTGGAGGCCACCCCCGACGGTACTAGAACCGTCGAGGATAGTCAAGCACTTAGGCTATTTTCTCCCATACAGTGCGCCACGTGGTGACGCCTTGCTCACTCATATCTTGCACCTCTAATTTTACAAGAGGGTTATTATAACTAAGCAGACTCCACCAACGCATAGAGCGCCATGTATAGCGCACACCTAGCCAAGCCCCTTCCTCCTTGTATGCATAACCCGTTTTGGGCTTTAAGCCCGTGAAAGTAACGCGTATCTTGTGGCCTAAGCCTATGCCCTGGCCAGCCTGCTCCCACTTCATGGCGTCACTATAGGCGTCACTACTCAATAAATTACTCACTTTAATAGTCTCCACTTACTTATTCCCTTCCCATTTAATCAATGTGCAGATAGTGTCTGCCCCTTGCTTGTGACAATGGCCGTACACGGGGTGATGAGTTAGGCGAAAGCCCACAAGAAGAATCAATAGGGCGATAACTAGCGCGGTGATTCGCTTCATTAGAATAAACCTCCCACAGCGTCGCGAAGCGTCGCATATTCTGTGAAGTCTTCTACGGTGTCGCGAAAAAGCCCGCGCACCTCCTCTTCTTCTCGTATGGCTTCAATTACTAGCATCTCATCAATTAGCAAGTCTCCCGCTAGGCATGCGATTACATTTTGAGGTGAGGTGCGCATTAAGCCACCTTCACTTTCTTAGGTAGGTATGACTTAGGCATTGATATAGGCTTAACCTCGATATCGCCATTAGGTTTAATCTTGAATGAACCGACACGGTGGCACCCTGTCATCTCGCGGTTAAACTTGTGCACACTTCCCACAATAGCGCCGTCTAGTCTTTCTTTGCCTATCTCGAAGAAGTAAGAAGCGCCGTCATTGCCATTGTATCGGTTAGTCATGCCTGTTTGCTCATAGCAAGATTCTTGCCATAGTTCGAGAGTATCTCCCGCTAGTGCTGTGCAACTATATCCCATTTTTCTACCCTTCCATAGGTTCGCCGTTGTGGCGATAAGTGAAAGATACGCGCCTAATTTAGGCATGTCAATAGATAGACACGCTCAACACGATAACGGTTTGATAACAATATCCTGGGAGAATCCTGAGAGAATTAAGGCTTAATGATTGAAGGTTCAACTACTTTAGGGCTTATGGTCAATGCGGACATAGTGGGCACTGGTTAGAATTAGGACACGGGTTGGGCACTGGTTAGAGTCCCCTGCCTTACACCTTACAACACCAAGCAACACCACAACGACACCAAGCAACGCCCTCGCCCCGTCCTTATACGTATCGGCAAGGCCACTATATGGGTGAGTTACATGCCTGCAATTCCAAGGGTGGGCGGTAATCCTGCAGGGCTGCAGGTATATCTCAAGGGTGGGGCGGGTAAGGCTTTGCACGCTAGGACTGGCCTGCGCGTCTAGGAGAACCCCAGGGTTTTAACATTCGCACGTGTACCTAGGTTACTATCCACCCAATTATTTTTTCTAAATATAGGCTGCCCGATAAATAAAAGCGCAGGTCAAAGCCGTATTAGCCATAAATACAATAAAGATGTGACTAACATCACACACCTAAAAGCGGGATAAAACGACTTATCCCGCCCTTAATATAAGTAGAGAACAAAATAAAAATCCCTCCAATCGGCTCACGGCAGAGTGAGCCTTAAAGCGAACGAAGCCAATGAGACGATTGGTAATACGGTGCAAGCCTTTAAGGGCTTGCTATAATAGGGGAAGCCGTAAGCGTTGAAGGCTTCCCATAAGGAAAATTAAAAAACAAAATTGGCGCTTTAGGCGCCCCCATAGTTATACATAGCGTTGCCCATAGGCAACACTTTTCAATCGGGATATCTCTGCCTGGCGGCAGAACCCAAAAGGAGAGTACGCCCAGTGGCAAGAATACGCTCAACCAGTTACGACTTAGCCGAGGGCGCATCTCTCGCGCCCAAAGATGCCAAGAAGCGTCTCATCGCTCTCATCGAAGATGGAGTCACGGTTGAGGATGCCTGTCGCGCCGTAGGCAAATCTGTTAAGTCTTATGAGTATTATCGCTCCTCTGACCCACAGTTCAAAGAAGCCATTGACCTTGCCAGAGTTATCAAGCGTCGTCAGGGTGTAGTCTCTGATGAAGACAAAGAAATCTCCTTTGAAGACTTTAGACTCAAATACCTAGCCTCTCAGACTTTTCCACACCAAAGAAATGTTATCAGCCTTCTGGAAGAAGGCCAACCAGCCTGGCTTCATCCTAATATGATTTTTGAGCAAGGCTTTAAGAATTACGTGCTCTGCAATATGCCACCAGAGCACGCGAAATCCATGACCGTTTCGATTGATTATGTCACCTACCGTATTGTGACCGACCCAAACGTTCGTATCAAATTAGTTTCTAAGACCCAGCAGATGGCTAAGGAGTTTCTCTATGCCGTCAAGCAAAGACTTACCTCGCCTCAATGGGCTGAACTTCAAAGACGTTATGCTCCTGTGGAAGGCTTCAAGGCTACTGCTGAAAAGTGGACGCAAGATGCAATCTACATTGAACGCGACTCAGGTGAAAAGGACCCTACCCTTCAAGCGTTGGGTATCGGCGGTCAGATTTATGGTGCACGTGCTGACCTCATCATCCTGGACGACTGCGTTACTTTGGCAAATGCTAATGAGTACGAAAAGCAAATCCGTTGGATTCAACAGGAAGTCTTAACTCGCGTTGGTCCTACAGGTAAGATTCTAGTTGTAGGTACTCGCGTAGACCCAATTGACATGTATCGTGAGATGCGAAATCCTGAACGCTATCCTGATAACGTCTCACCTTGGACTTACTTGGCCATGCCAGCAGTCCTTGAGTTTGCAGACAAAGCAGAAGACTGGCAAACCTTATGGCCTAAATCTGATAGACCTTGGAATGCCGATGATACACCAGCAGATGAAAGCGGACTCTATCCTCGTTGGGATGGACTTAACCTTAAGAAGCGTCGCGGTGTCTTAGACCCAAAGACCTGGGCAATGGTTTATCAGCAGCAAGATGTTGAATCTACTGCAATCTTTGCACCTGAAAATGTACGCGGCTCTGTCTCAGGTATGAGACCTGTTGGCCCGCTTATCCCTGGTGCTCCTGGTCAACCAGCAGTATTAAACGACCAGTACATTGTTTGCTCTATGGACCCAGCCATGTCAGGAGATACTTTCTCCGTTGTCTATGCTGGAGATAAGACTACCCAGAAGCGTTACTTGCTAGATGCATCACGTATGCCAGCACCTACGCCTCAAATGATTCGTGAACTTATCTTCTCATGGACTGAAAAGTATAAGCCTAAGGTTTGGGTAATTGAGAAGAACGCTTTCCAATTGTTCTTAACTCAAGACGAACAAATTAATAAATTTTTAGCAACTCGCGGTATCCGTTTAGTTCAGCACTATACGGGTTCAAACAAGATGGACGCAGAATTTGGCGTTGCATCTATGGCACCACTATTCGGTACGACGGACAACCAAGGCAAACACATTAAAGGTTCAAATCTCCTGGAGTTACCTCGTACCGATAACGAACACATCAAGGCTCTTATTGAGCAGTTGATTACTTGGTCGGCTGGAACCAAAGCAAAGCAAGATGGTCCGATGGCTCTGTGGTTTGCAGAGACTCAAATGCGTGACTATATCAATCAGATGGGTGCATACGGCGGTTCTTTTGTTAAGAACCCGTTTGCTACAAAAGGACAACTTGCCCAACGCAAAGTTGTTAACTTAGAAGAATACGCCAAGATGCAAGAGCAGATGGCAGTCAACGGAGGAACCTGGTATGGCGCTAGATATTGATGAGTTAGGTGTACGCGTACGTAAACTACGCGACCACTATCATCTTCGTGATGCACGCTGGGCAGACCTACTTTCAATTCGCCAAGGCAACATTCAGCAAGTCTTCCCAGAATTATTCTCATCAGACTTTCCTAAGCCAATGGTTGCAAACTTTATTGACGTTGCAGCACGCGACGTAGCAGAAGTTATTGCTCCACTGCCAGCATTTAATTGCGACACAACAGATTCTATTTCAGATAGAGCACGTCGTCGCGCAGATAAGCGCACAATGATTGCTGCTGGTTATCGTGACTCATGTAACCTACAGACACAGATGTACACAGGTGCTGACCGCTATGTAACCTTGGTATGCTTGCATTCATCATTGAGCCAGATTTTGAAAACAATCGCCCAATGATTCGCATTGATAATCCAATTGGTGCATACCCAGAGTTTGACCGTTTCAATAAGTTACGCTCATACACACGCCGCTACCAAAAGACTGTACGCGAATTGTGTAATGATTTTCCTGAGCATGAGAGTGTTATCCGTGGTCCTTATGAGCAAGCAAACTCAGAACGTATGCTTGAAGTATTTCGTTTTGTTGACAAAGATGAAACAATTCTTTTTGTACCAGAGCGTAAGAATTTAATCCTTGACCGTGCTAAGAATTTTCTTGGTGAGATTCCAGTTGTCATTGCTGTACGTCCTGGCGTTGACTCTGATGAGCACCAACGCGGTCAGTTCGATGACATCATGTGGGTACAAGTTGCCCGCTCACGCTTTGCAACATTGCAACTAGAAGCAGCACAGAAATCTGTACAGGCTCCGTTTGCTTTACCTTCAGATGTTAACGTACTTGAGATTGGTCCAGATGCAACTATCCGTTCTGCCAATCCTGAAAAGATTCGTCGTGTAGCACTTGACATTCCTCAAGGAATTTTCCAAGAGTCACAATTACTTGACCAGGAACTTCGTGTAGGTTCTCGTTATCCGCAGGGACGCCTTGGCGTTCAGTCTGGTTCTATTGTAACTGGCCGTGGTGTTGAAGCCCTTATGGGTGGATTTGATACACAAGTTAAAACAGCACAAGCAGTATTTGCTGAATCATTCCGTCACGTTATGCGCTTGATGTTTATGATGGATGAAAAATTGTTTGGTAATGTAACTAAGGAAGTACGCGGCGTTAACGCTGGCGCTCCTTATGAAATTACATACACACCAATTAAAGATATTCAGGGCGACCACTGGTGCGATGTTACCTATGGCCTTATGGCTGGTCTTGACCCTAACCGCGCATTAGTATTTGGTTTGCAAGCGCGTGGAGATAAATTAATCTCACGTGACTTCTTACGTCGTCAGATGCCATGGGAAATGAACGTCACCATGGAAGAAGAAAAAGTTGAAGTTGAACAATTACGCGATGCTTTAATTCAAGCGGTTGCAGGTTATGCACAAGCATTACCAGCAATGGTTGCACAGGGACAAGACCCGTCTAAAATTCTAACCGCTATGGCATCTATTATTAATGGACGTCAAGAAGGTAAAGATGTTGAGGAAGTAGTTGCTGCGGCATTTGCTCCTCAACCAGAACAGGTTCCCCCAGGAGTTGCAGCCGCTGGTGAGGCAGGTGCCCCAGGACAGGTTCCTCCTGGGGGTTCTCCAGGACAGCCTGGACAACTTCCACAAGGCTTAGAAGCATCAGGACGTATGCAAGGCGTAGCACCAGGCCAAGAAGGTATGGCTCCAGGTGGACGTCCATCACTGCAAACATTACTTGCAGGAATTTCATCTTCTGGCAACGCGCAGATGTCTGCGGGAGTTATCAGAAGGCAACCAATCTAAAACGCGTTTTGGTTGTCAAGTAAAAAATAAACCCTATAGGAGAAAACACATGGCAAAAGTAGCCCCAATGATGAAGGCGAATCTTACAACTAAGAAGCCTTCACCAGCAAACCAAGGTGGACTAGGTTCATCTGATGCAGTAACACAGAAGACAAAGATTCAGCCAAAAGCAAGTGCAACAAAGGCTGGCGCAACAACACAACTATTCTCAAAGATGCCTTCAGGTACTAAAGGTACTAACCCAGGCTCTAAGTAAATTATGTCTGACGAGCAGGGTCGAGTACCTACACGGGTAACTAAATGGGATTACTTGTCCCTGCTCTCAGATTTAACATCTGAAATTTTTATAGTAGTTGGTGGAGCATTTGATACTCTTACTCGAATGTTAGAACACCAAGCAAGTTTCGTGGATGATAAAGAAAACTTCCACGAGTATGCCGCTCGAACCATTGAAACATTACAAGAAGGAGAATAGATATGGCCACACCTGTTAATCCAAGTGCGACACCATCTCTCCCAGGTGCTATGGCATCACGAACCGATGGTGGACCAGCATCACGACAAGCAGTACGTTACGCAGCAGGAGAACCTGGAGCAGAAGATTTTGCAAACTTGCAAGGTCAAGCGCCAATGGCTAAAACTCCTGATTCAAAAAAGATGGCACCTTCACAAATTGCTCAGGCTGGAATGCAAGCACAACAGCAACAGCCTATGCAACAGCAACCAGTGTCAAACCCAATTACGGCAACCCCACTTGATGTTATGTCACAGTATCCAACTCAGCCAGTTACACATGGTGCTGATGCTGGAGCAGGTGCAGGTTCAGAAGCATTAATTTTGCCTAATGCAGTGCAAGGTCAATATCAAGATGCTTATCAAATGTTTACTCAAATGGCTTCAAATCCCGATGCATCTCCAGCAATGAAGTATTTAGCAATGAGGATTGGTCAGGGGTTTTAATTGGCTGGCATTGATTACAGTTGGATTACACCTGAACTTGCCAAAAACCCTGCAATAGCAGCGGGGGTTATGAATTCTTCTAACCCTACCGTAAATGGCGTCTTAACATCTCATGCACTTAATGGTGTTGTCGCTAATGACGTTGTTGCAGAACACATGGCTAATAATGACTCTACTTCATTTTGGTCTAAAACAGGCATTGACGTATTCAAAGGTTTGAATTTTTTAGCAAAGCCGTTGCAAGAAGTACAACGAGACTACAAGTTTATTCATTCTGTATATCAAAAGCAAGGTTTCCTCCCTGGGTTCTTAGCAACAATTGGAACAGTAGCAGGTGGAGTTGCAGGCGCCGCTCTTGGTCCAGAAGGAATTATTGCTGGTGCGGATTTGGCAGGCAGCATTACTCGTAAGTTAATGGGTGTTAAGTATCAGGATTCTTACGCGGATTCAGAAAATCCTAATTATCAAATTTCTGCTGGGCGCGATTTCTCAAACGCTCTTTCTAAAATTACAGGTGCCATTGGCATTGATGGTGTATCTGCCGCACTTAAAAATACCAATGCTGGTATCGGCAAATTTGTTTCAGGTATTGCTGATGCAGGTTTTGACGTAACTACAGACCCAATATCTGTACTTGGTAAGTTTAATCAATTAATGAAATCTGGCAAATACCTTAAAATGGGTGATGAAGCAATTGCCACTCAAGTTAAATATCCAATGATGGATAGTATTCCTGGTGCAAAGAATTTTCTTGATGCACGTTCAGGCCGCGTGTTTACTCCGCAGCAATTAGATTTAGTTAAAGAAGGTGGCGTATTTAACGCTACTTCTCGTGGGTATAATAACTCTCTTAATGATATGGAAAATATCATTGCAGATAAAACTTTAACAAAAGCAAAAATCGCTGGAACGATTGCACAGAAATATCCAGAACTTGGAACTATTGTACCTGCTCGTATTGCTAATCTTAAATCCGCAGATGAAATTCATAATTTTCTTCGTGACTCAGTATACTTTGGTGATTTGGTTAAAACCCTTGCTGGCTCAGCAGTATTGCCTTCGCGCACACTTATTCGTGCTGTAGGATTAGAGCCTATTCAAAAAGTACTTCGCGGTGATGCTACAACAGAGGAAATGAATTGGGTACGTAAAGGATATAAAACATTCAGTGGTTATATGCCGTTTAGTATTGACCCAGTAACTCGTCAATTATCAACCAAATCTTTCAAATGGGACAGCCCAGATGCCACAAGCGTCATTTATCGTATTGCGCGATTTGGTGGTAACCATCAATTTGGTACTGAAATGGCTGGACAATATGCTCAGGCAGTTGCTGATGGCGACATTGCTTTAGCACGTGCTATTAAAGCACAAACGACATTTGATTCTTTTAAGGCTATGGGATTGCCAGATGATAACGTCTTGGTAATGAACGCTAAAGATGAATTAGAAAAACTTAATCATCCAACAATCGGCGGCCAGGCTTATGGTTCTGACCCATTAGGAAATACCATTGGCACCTATCAAACTATTGATGGAAGAACAGCCACTGCTGGTATATCTTCTCATCAATTTACTGATGATTTTTCTATTCCAGATTTTAATGCTGCTAAAAAAGCATTCCGCAGTTCGGGTAATCTTATTCAACGTGGTTATGGCAAGTTAGATACATTTACCGCTAAGGCATACACCAACAGTATCTTTAAGCCTTTAGCATTGGCTACATTAGGTTTCGGTACACGTGTTGCTGCTGCAGAATTAATTCCAGCAGTTGCCCGTTATGGTGTAACTAATATGATTAAATCTAAACTTGCTGCATCTGCTGCTAAGGCAGACCCACTTATTGCAGGTGAAGGCAATCATATTGCTGCAGCAGTTCTTACATCTCTTGGAGCCGCTAAAGGTATTTCACCAGATGCTATTACAACTGGCTTTCCAGCATTTAGGGAAGCATTTGCCAAAGGACTTGCTAAGATTGCACCAGAGGACCAAGTTGCTCACGCTATTGATTTAATTCGTGCAAACGATGGACACATTCTTTCCGAAGCAGTAAGCACAGGCGGCGGTGGAACAGCATCAACACGCTATGACATGGCTAATGCTGCACACGCATTTTTTCAACAAGAATCAAAAAAATTATTACATAGAGATTTGCCTGAGTTTACAACTTTTCAAGCAGACTCTGCGCATTTCTTGCCAACTTATGCAACCGCTCTTTCTAAAGAAGCCAACATTGCTAAAGGTAAGAACATTGCTGCAGATATTGCGGATGTATTTGGTGGAACCAAAAAGGTAACACTTGAAAAAGAACTTGGCAATTCTAAATTTGAACAGTATCAATCAATGCGCCAAGAACTTATCAATCGTGAGTACAAACGCATTATGGATACCAAGGCTGGAACTTATGATGCTTACAAGAATGAATCAATTCTAGGGCAGCGTTGGAAGGACCAGGACCCAGCAGCATTTGCTGCTGACCGTGTTGATTCTGTTCTTGGTTTAACCATTGGTAAAGATGGAACTTATCATAACAATATCGCTGCAGGTATTGCTAAAGGTTCCGCACCTGATTTACAAGTTCTTAAAGATATAGATAAACGTCAGTTGCCAGCAACTGTGGCTGGTCATCAAATTGAGTCTTATATCCCAGCGGGAAAAACCATTCAAAGCCTTATTAACACTGCCGTTGATTTAGGCTTTAATAAGTTAATTGACCCAGTAATTAATAACTTATCTCGTGAGCCTTTATATTTAGTACATTTTTCAAATGAAATGCAATCACTTAAGTATCTTGAAAACACTGATGTATTAACACATGACCAGGCAGTACGCATTGCTCAGTATCGTGCAACACATGCAATGCTTCCACAGATTCACAATACTGCATTACGCACACAGTTTTCTCAGTTGGCTCAAAACTTTATGCCGTTTTACTTTGCTCAAGAACAGTCAATCAAACGTGCATTCCGTGCCGCTAAAGATACAAGCATAGTATCTCCAGCCTTTTCTCGTTCTGTCCGTCTTTACCAGATGGCAGAACAGGTAATGAATAACCCATCATTTGTCAGTACAGATGCTAATGGTAACAGTTATGCATACCTTCCATTAGTGGGAACTTTTGGAAAAAGTTTGCAAGGCGCAATGAATTCATTTGGTATTCCGTTGGTTTCTGGTTTACCAATCACAGCACAAGGAAGCATGACATCGCTCAAAAGCGTTGTTCCAGGTTTAGACCTTCCAGGACTTGGACCAATAGCAGCAGTTCCCGCAAACATTATTGCAGATTGGTTCCCACATCTTGCACCAGCAATTGAGGGTGGGCTAGGACTAGCCGCTAATCGCGGTATATGGGAATCGTTAATTCCATCAAAGCCCATTATGAATGTTTGGAATACCATTAGTCCAGACCAAAAGAATGCTGCTATGACTAATGCTCTTATGGGTGCACTTGCTTCTGCTTATTATCATCAAGATGAATTAGGTCAACAAGTTCCTACTGGTTCTTCTTCTACTCAAGAAAAAGAAGCATTTATTGACCGTATCCGTAATAACGCTAGAAGTATATTAATCCTCAAGGCTATTACTGGAATGCTATCTCCATTGTCTCCACGAGTAGAACAGACAGATGTTGGCCTTCGTGATGAATTCTTAAAGTTGGTTAAATCTAAAGGTAATTACAATGATGCCATGCTTGAATTCCTTGGCACCCATGGCACTAACGCTGTTTCATACACGGTAGCATCAACAACACCTTCTGTACGTGGAGCAAATTTTCCATATACTCAAAAAGCCATTGACTGGATTGAAGAAAACCGCAAGTCAGGTGGGTTATTAACTAACCCTACTACCTCAACTGGTGCAGTATTCTTAATCCCAGAAGATGCAGGTCCAGGTAATACTCTTGCTATTCATCAGCAATTAATTCGTGAGCACTTACGTGAACAGCGTACACCACTAGAATTTATGAATCAGTTCTTTATTGCTGCTGGTAATAACTTTGTAGCACCTTATCTTGCTCAGCATACAGCAACTGTTAATGAATACAAACAACAACAAAATAGTTTTATGCTTCAACAAGAAAATGCTAACTGGTCTGATTTTATGACAAAAATGAAGACAATGCAGCCAACCTGGTATGAAAATTATACTAGCGGCGCAGGGCGAGATAATGCAGCCCTTGCCCTTGGACAATTACAAAGTATTTTTGCTGACCCAAAGACTGCTCCTAAGCATGAGCAGGCTCAATTAGTTCAAGGTTTGTTAAATGATTATCAAGCACATATGAATATCGTCAATCAATACAAGCAACTAGGAATTACAGGTCAAGTTGTCAATATGGAAAACCAGAACTGGCAGACATATCTTGAGAATCTCAAGACACAAGATACACGTCTAAGTAGCGTTATCAATACAGTATTCTCAAAGGTGGGTTAAATGGCAGGCATAAAGAGTTGGTCAGTAGTTAATGGTCAGTATGTTGTTAAGTATACTGATGGACATACTGAGTCATTGTCACAGCAACAAGCCATTAGTGCTGGTGTAATTAAAGACCCTGGCTCAATGATTGCTCCAGGCGG